ATGAGCAAAGGCTTGGACAACCATCTTTTTCCATGATCGGTCTCGTCTAGATGATACCATCTGAGATAATTTCTCAGATATAGCTATGCCTTTACCTATAGCAGGATTTGTGTCCTGATTATAGTCGCGGGGCCTACAAGCCCTCGTTACGAGACGTAGCTTAATACTATCAATGATAAGAGATTTTTCATAAACATATTCAGTAGGATATGCGGTTAACCACATTCCTTTGAAAGGTTTAATGATCACCTCTTCGCACACCCTGACGATATCGCCAGAGCCATGCTTATCAGTTGATAGAATACTTCCCCATTTATTATGATTCTCGGTTATGCGCCAGAGATAACTCTCCGGCCCATAAGCGGCATGGTCGTCTCCGACAACCGTAACGCAACGCCAAGGTTCAGAATAAACGGGAAATAATTCTTTGTCCTTCTTAATCATGCCAAGTCCAAAGATTGGTTTAACACCAGTCTCTACACAATGATCGAAGAATGCTAATTCTTCGGCAGCAAGATTAAGTAAGGTTAACACGCCTTTAGCCAATGGCTCACCCATCATTATACCCCTCCTGGAGACCCAGGTGTGGTTTTTGTAAGTGAACCTCCTAGGCGAAGCACCTAGGATTAAAGCTAAACGCACATAACCATTATCAAATAATGAGGGACCGGTGATTCCGGTGGCAAGATCTACGGATTGACCTCCGATAAGATTAGCCTTTTCAAGTATATGGCCAACCAATGTCACCGCCACTTGGTGGGGAATGGCATCAGTTGCTTCGGATAAATCCGAAGACAATAACTTGAAATCCTCATATTCGTCTAATATGTTGAGAGATGTCAGTCTCTCGACATATCTTCTAGCTTGATTGTCATTTCTCAATCCATCCCTTGCAAAAGGGTGAGATGTCAAAGATTCACGAAGAAAATGGCCGAGTGGTTGTTGTAAAATAATCACCCACCATTTAGTAATCGTGACCGTGCGGGCCTTTAGACCCGCTTCGGAGACAATCGAAACTCTTGATGGAATAGGTGGGTAATCATAGATAGGATTGAACTCCTCATCTAGAGCCCCCCACTCCTGTGCTTTAAGCAACGCTACTGAGAAGATTTGACTTCCCAGTGCTTCATCACACCCCCAGCGTCTATCGAGAAGGATGAACGACTCACCATAACGGCGAGAGGCCAATTCCCCGAAGACGGCATCTGGTGGTGCAATGACTGGTACAGGGCGACACCATGTTCTCCAACGTGGTACGCCTTTAGTATCTCTCAATACTAGACCAAAAGGAAGCCTCCTACAGTTGTCTTCTGTAGGTACGGAAAGTAAAACTTCCCTAACTT